TACCTTCAGCCATTAATTCTAAATCTCCACCTTCAAACTCACTCTCATGAGATAACAAACAAGTCATAGATATCTTTCTTACAGGTGGTTCGTGTGCACAGTTTACATCATTATCCACATGCCATTCATAGAATCCTCCTTCTGGATATTCTGTGTATTGTGCCATCTCTGTAATTTGCATTCCATCAAAACCAAAGTGATTACCATTAGTTGCTTTCATAACCTGTTCTATTTTTTTATACATAGGTTGCATTTTTTTAAAAGGTATCCAGCTAATATGTGAAGTTCTAGTTTTAGTATCTACTACACCACCTTTGATACCTTCTTTATTTCCAACTTCAGCATTTTGTTTAGGTTCAGCACGTCCTGCATTAATTATATCTCGACATTGTTCAGGTGTAAAGATTGGCCTTGTAGTTTCAACTATATAAGATTTCCATCGTGGTTCTGTTATCATATTAATATCCGTATTCTATCCATCCCGTTATTATATATTTATCATTTGACAAAGGTGGGTTACCTCTATGAACGTGTGTAAATTGTGCAGGCCAAACTAACATCACATTTTTTTCAGGTTTAAATCTACACTTTTGATATAAAAATTCTGTCTCTCCACCTTCGGTTACATCATTAAGATAAACCATAAAAGCTAATATTCTATTTCTTGCTTTCATTTCTGCATTCTCACAATGCCAAAAATGATAACCTTCACCTATTTTAGTTTTTTGTATCTTAACTTCTAATATATTGTGTGTTGCTAATTTTTTTAAGTATGAATATTTTTGAACATACAAAGGATACACCTCTTTAAAAAACATATCTATAAAAGGTTTGTTGTTATAAGTCATTGCAACATTAGTATCTCTTATGGTATCTATTGCATTATCAGATACTAACATCTCATCTTCTTTCCTTGGATACACGGCACCTTGTTGTTCACACTTGTTAAAGTAATTTGTATAATCATCTATCAATTGATCTGGCATAAAGTTTTTAAATAACCCTATGTGATTATCTATATAATATTGTTTGTCCATTATACTGCACCTCTATTTTTTATTGGATCAAATTGCACATCCATATTTGCAGCAAGAGTTCGTCTAGTCTCATTAGTTCCATTAAACGGATATACACAGTGTCTCATGTCATATGGAAAAATGTAAAAATCTCTAAGGTCCATTGGTGGTTGGTAATCTATTTTTGCAAACTGACCATTAGCTGCTCCCAATATTTGTAATCTACCGTTTTGTTGTATGTGTCCTGCTGAGTATTCTCTACCATAAGTCGAAGGTAATTTTAAAATCATTACACTAGATAAACCAGTAAATAACATACCTCTATGAATATGTGCTGGATTGTATTCGTGTTGTTTCATCTCATTAACCCAAATAGAATTAAGATGTAAATCGTAATCTCTTATCTTATTAAATGCTAAATAATGTTTAAACATTTCCATAAAATAATTTGTTACATCTCTTGGTAACATATTATGATTTTTCATCTTAGATTGATCTTCTCCATGATAAAATAAAGAATGTTCTTTTTCTATTTTACCAACTAGTTGACCATTTGCAGGTGCAAGATTATGATAGTTCGTTTCGTATATATAGTTAATACTATTAAATATATCTAAAGGTACTTGATACTTTAAAATAGATTGACCTAAGAATACAAAATCAAACTTTAGGTTTTCCATGTTGTTCAATTTGTTCTTTCTCTTGATAACTTTGTTCTAGTTCACCTGACTTTCTAATTCTTTGTAGTGATTGTAATTGACCCATTACATTAAATACTTCTGCCTCTGATGAGTTTTGATTTAATGTTTTAGCTTTCTCATGATATTGTAAACCATAAGATTCTAATTGGTGAACGTTAACATCTTTATCATTAAACGATCCATCGTTAAATTCTTTCTTTAGTTTAGACCACATCTTAATTTCACGCATCCTATGTTTTGCAACTTTTTCCATAGATGCTTTGCCAAATCTACATTCGTCTAAATCTATTTGATATTTAGTTCTTTTGTATTCGTCTTCTTCTTTTTCAACTTTATCTTCTAACCATTTAATCTTTGCTTCGTTTCTTCTGTAATCAAATGATAAAGTCATGAGATTATCTAAATAACTAGATTGTTCTCTAACACACTGCCAATACTTTGCAGCTTTAGTTGGATATCTATTATCTTGTAATACAGAAAACCTTGCTTCTGTTTCTGTTCGAAACATTTGTTTCTTGGTCCATGTATCACGAAGCTCGTCTACCATACCTTTAAATGATGATAAATCTTCTTGTGTTAATAGATTGTTTAAATGTGGTTCTTCATCTTGTATAACTTCTTTTACATCTTTTTTCATAGCTTTATCCTTTATAATTAAATGTAATATATACTAACTAAACTATATTACAAGTCTTAACTGTCTGTAAATGTTCTAGTAACAGCAGCACCTGCACCAGTGAATTCTTCTGTGCTTGCATAAACTGTTGGTTCATTTCTTCCTCCAAAATATAAACCTGATGAATTACTTATTCCAGATCCTCCACCACCATCTCTACCTGTGCTTAAATCTCCATCTTCAGTCCAGTTAGTTCCATTCCATGTTTCTGTTAATGCTCCTTTTCCACCTGGTACAGGAGATCCACCCATAGCTATAGCTGATGTATAAGGTCCACCTGCTCCCATAGAACTTCTTGCAGTATTTAAATCATTAACCTCTGTCCAATTAGTTCCATTCCAAGATTCTGTAAAAGCACCAGGTGATCCTGATCCAATATATATGGCTGCAGTGCTATCTGCTCCTGCCATTGCTCCTGAAGCTCTACCAGTATTTAAGTCATTAACCTCAGTCCAATTTGTACCATTCCATGTTTCTGTAAGAACATTAGGTGATCCTCCTCCAGCTGCTACTGTTGAAGGTTGTGTTCCTGCGCCACGTATTGATTCTCTACCAGTATTTAAGTCATTAACTTCAGTCCAGTTAGTTCCATTAAAAGTTTCTGTATGATCTCTATCTGCACCTCCACCTCCAGGGGGTTCACCACCAAAAGCTAGCCCTGCAGTTACAGTTCCTGAAGCACCACCACCATATTTTCCATTATTCATGTTACCTTGTGAGGTCCAACTAGTTCCATTCCAAGTTTCTGCTTTTACTCTATTATTACCTGGAGTACGACCTCCAGCTGCTAAAGCTGCAGTTGTAGTTCCAGCTCCCCCTAGTGTGTGTCTTGCATCGTTCATATTATTTCCTGTAGCCCAAGCACCAACTGATGTAGTTGCTTGACCTTTTACAGCTTGATCAGTTGAGTTATACCAAACTTGTCCTTCAACAGGATTCGATGGATCCGATGATACTACCTCAATTTGTGTTCCTTTTATTTCTTTGTACTTTGTCATAATTAATCTGTGTCTATTGTTCTAGTTGAAACTGATGGAAGATTCCATTCTTCTGTTTTATTAAAAGGTGGACTTGAACCCATTCCAAAAGCTAAAGCATTTGCTGCTGTTCCAGCGCCTGCTAAATTGGGTGAGCCATTACTCATATCAGCTGTTTCTTGCCAGCTAATACCATTCCAGTCTTCTGTTTCTTGTTTGTTACCTGGTCCACCGCTAAAAGCTAAAGCTGAAGTATTACTAGCACCAGCTCCTCCAAGTTCTTGTCTAGCTGTATTTAAATTATTAACCTCTGTCCAATTTGTGCCATTCCAACTTTCTGTTTTTGCTGAATCTCCAGGTCCATTATCTCCACCAAAACTTAATGCAGATGTAATTATACCAGCTCCTCCATTGTCTCTTATAACTGTATTTAAATCATTAACTTCAGTCCAGTTGGTTCCATTCCATGATTCTGTAGCTCCTGTATTACCACCAGGTGGAAATCCACCAAACATTAAAGCTGAAGTATTATCAGCTCCTGCTGCTCCTCCAAGTCTTCTAGCAGTATTTAAATTATTAACTTCTGTCCAAGAAGATCCATTCCATGATTCTGTATCTCCTGTTGTAGTTGTTGAATTACCACCAAAAACTAAACTTGAAGTTGGTGTTCCTGTTCCATCTAAATGTTGTCTCGCTGTATTTACATCAGCTATCTCTGTCCAACTTGATCCATTATATTGTTCTACATTTGCTACATTACCAGTGCCACCAGGAACTTCTCCTGAAACTGCTAACGCAGCTGTATATGTTCCTGTTCCTGCTAAATTATTTCTTCCAGTATTTAAATTTCCACCTGTAGACCAAGCACCAACTGCTGCACCTGCACCTGTCCATTCTTCTGTTGCAGTTGTATTAGTAGGAGGTGCATAGCCTCCAGAACATAAAGCTGATGTATTACCTGTTCCTGCTTGTGCTACGTAAGCTCTTGCAGTTGCTAAATCTGCTACCTCAGTAAAAGCAGTTCCATTCCAAGATTCTGTAAGTGCCGATACACCTGGCGGTGATTCTCCACTAAAAGCTAAAGCGTTCGTATTAGTTTGTCCTGCAGTTCTTAAATGTTGTCTCGCAGTATTTAAATCAGCTGCCTCTGTCCAATTAGTTCCGTTAAATTGTTCATTTAAAGCTGATTGTGCTCCTGGAGGAATATTTCCACCAGTAGCTAAAGCTGATGTAACTATACCACAACCTGCTAAATATCTTCTAGAAGTGTTTAAATCATTAACTTCAGTCCAGTTAGTGCCATTCCATTGTTCAGTTGCACCTGTTGAAGCTGATGAAGGAGGAGGATTTCTTCCACCAAAAGCTAAAGCAGATGTATTATCTGCACCACAACCAGCTACGTAATATCTAGTAGTATTTAAATTATTAACTTCTGTCCAATTCGTGCCGTTCCAACTCTCTGTATTATTTGTTAATGCAGGTCCTAGATCTCCACCAAAACCTAAAGCAGATGTATAAGTACCACCACCTCCTAATTGAGATCTTGCACTATTTAAATCATTCATTTCTGTCCAGCTAGATCCATCCCAGCTCTCTGTTTTACCTGTTACAGGAGAACCTCCAAAAGCTAGTGCGGCAGTTGCAATTCCTGCTCCCCACATACCATTTCTAGCATTATTCATGTTAGCTTGAGTTCTCCAAGAACCAGCAGATGTTACGTTTGGATATTGAAACTTTAATGCATTATCAGTCTCATTATACCACACCTCTCCCTCATTCGGGTTATCAGGATTTGTGGTATAGTTCTGTATCTTACTACCGTGTGTACCTAAATACGTCGCCA